GCCTGTTCTCTTTCCCACTTACGTTGCTCTCTAGCAAGTCGTTTACCAATAGCGGCGTCCAATTCTTCTTGTGTGAAGGTTTTGGTTTCGACTACTGCTGGTTCTACTACTTCCGGCGCTAATTCTTCAGTTTCAGGTGCAGCCGTTGCCACCTGTTCTGGCGCGGATACTTCCGCTAGTACTACTTCTTGAGTATCTTCACTCATTTATAAGACTCCTAAGAATCCCTAGCAATCCGGCTAGTACGGTTTTGGTACATCATACTCTTTTAACTAGCAAATTCAACTATATCGCCAGCGTTTAATCCACTTACAAAAGTAATTGTAGTTGGATTAGTTTCATTGTAGTTTAGTGTAATAACTTGTTTACTGCCGTTCACGTACACTTTCATGCTGTTATTGCCTGTAGTGTAATTTGAAATAGTAAACACGGTTTGATTTTGAATAGCAGTTTGATATGATTGCGCGCCGCCAGAAGGCAAACCGTACAGATTATCCATACTCCAAATTTGTACGCCGTTAGAATCTTGCAAAACAAATTTATACGAATACAACCCGTTAAGCCATATTTCATATGGGGGTCTGCCAGACGAGTCTAAAACAATTGGGTTAGAGTTAGCAGTGTTGCCTGTAAAGCTTGTGTAAGTAACCGCGGGTGTAGTTGACCCTGCTAAATACGTGTACAAAAGACCACCAGCCAAAGGCAAGCCGTTGTTAGTAAAAAACTGCCAGCCAGCGCCGCCTACGGGGGATAAGTTATATGCCATATTAGTTCCTTAATATTCTAGCGAAGCCCGCCAGCCCACCGTAATACTAACGCCTGGAGCTACTTCAGACATAATTGTAAATTGAGTGCTAGTAATTGATGCGTTATCAACAAAAACTGCTTTAGCCGCAGCCACCCCTGTTTCCATCCATAGCTGGATTTGATTAAGAGTAGGCGTAGTTGGCAAGCCATGCGTTATAACTACTGAAGTTGCGGCGGCTGTAATAACGCCTGAACCAACCCGTGTTAATTGGTAGCGTAATTCACCAGCAGCGCTAAATTGCGTACCTGAGCCAGTTATGGTCATTTCGTTAGCAATACGCACTCTATTTGTAGAACCAATGGTTACCAATGCGTTACCTGTGCCTAGAGAGTCCCATGTATCAACCCTAGCGTTGTTTATAACAACCGTGTTTGTAGTGCCGCCTACGTTAATTAAACCCCTAGACAGGTTTTGGCCTTCTAAGTTAGAAAAGTCAAATTTGCAATTAGTACCCAACAAACGGATGTTGTAGTTGCTTGTGTTAGCTGGTGGGCCAAAGCTACTTAGGTTAGCAAACTGCCCCGTAGCGCCGTCTACCGATGTGTCTACGTATATAGCGTAATTGCTAATGTCAAAGTCTAAATTAGTACCGTGGAGCTTAGAAGTCTTACCTGCTGCGTTTTGGTAAAAACCAAGGGTAATATTGGTAAAAATGCTAAATACGTTAGATAACAAGGGGTTATCGCAACGATTTAAGGCAATTGCTGTGCAATTCGCTTGGGTATAACCTGTAACATTGCTGTCGTTATACCAAAAAGGCCAATTATGGAAATTGTTAATCCGAACCGTATCGTACGCTTCAACAATGTTAATACCAATAAATAAGAATTGACCCCGAACATTGTCAATGGTCACCCGACCAGCATCGCCGTCGCTATGTTGAATACCCTTGTAAGGGTTTAACAACATAATGTCGGTGTAAAAAATGTCGGCGTTATACGTATCAAAGTCAAAATCAAATACCGTAGGCGTCCAACCAGAGCCAATTGCGTTAGTGTGGTTGCGGTAAGTACCAATTTTTTCAAAGCGCACTGTAGAAATAAAGACTGAAGCGCCTGATTTGGTTAAAAATCCTACGCCAGGGTGGTCTAAAAAGAACCAACTCCCCCGCCCGCGGGTACCGTATGGGCCGCTAGAACCGTATGGATTAGTACCGTCGCCAACAATAGTAACCCCTGTAGTGATGGTAATTGGGGCTGTTGTGCGGTATCCGTTGGCTGTAGCAGGTATGTAAATTTGTTCTGCGCCTGAGTTAATAGCAGCTTGGATAGCTGCGGTGTCGTCGGCAGAACCGTTGCCTATGGCGCCGAAGTCGGTAATGGATACAGTTTCTGCTAGTTTAAGATTAATAGCTCTATTAACCGCACCCGTAGAGTTCTGTCTAAATTTTGGGATTAAAGTGGTCATGCTTGATCCTATAGGTTAATCGTTAAGCTACCAGTTCCTGCGTTGATTGTAAAGCTTCCGGTTGGCCCTGGGGGAATAGGTTGATTGCTCCATACTTCTGCTGGTTGTACTGGGAATACCGCATCCCATGTAGGAGTCACGGCAATAGCACGAATTGTGCTGCGCCAAGCTACAAATTCTGCTTGGTTTACCAAATAAGGGTCAGATTTGGCAGGGTCAGCTACATCAGGAATAGCTGTCCAATCGGTTTGGGATAGCAAATTAGCAGCTTTAGTCTTATTTTGAGCAGCTTCTGATTGGTGTTGCTGGGCAATCATTTCAGGAGTTAATTGGGCTACCACGACTGTATAAACTGTATCGCCATCAATATAAGGGGGTACTGATTCTAAATATTGGGTAGTGGCATCGTAAGGCAACCATACGGTTACATACATACAAGAATTTTCTACCATCCATTCAGGGGTAGGGCCTGAAGCTGGGAAAGAAGTATTAGGAAACAGCGATTGGTAATCACCAACCTGCTCTACTGTTTGTCCATTAACGATTGCAATTAACATTTATTTCTCCAATTAAAAGGTAGGCAATGCGGCTGTTGGGGGTGTGAACGATGATACATAGCGAGCCACCTTTGAAATGCGTACATCATCTAAATACCCATTAAACGCTGGATTGTCTGGCGCTGGGTCATCTCCAACTCTTAAACCAGCAGAGGTGCTTATATAACTTCCAGTTACAGTTGCAGATGCTTGTTGCACTCCGTTTAAAAATATTCTTAATGTATTACCAGAGCGACAAGCTGCATAATGATACCAAGTTGAAGTTGAAACAGAACCACTACCGCCTGTTAATGTTCCACCACTTCCATAAAAATAAACTCCATCCGTTCTAACATAAGCGCCCCATTCATTATTGCTTACACTATTGTTAGCGCCCATTAAAGCAGAAAAGTTAGATGCACTTAAAGAATTAGCATAAAACCAACACTCAACAGTAAAATCTCCTGTTCCAAAACTATAGGCTGGGATATTAGACGCTTGTAAATAATCCCCAGTACCATCAAACGCTAAACTTCCTGTCCCATACTTCTTAATACTTGTACTTACTTGTGCATTACCTACTGTTTCTAGGTTGTTTTGCATAGCAAGGTCAGGGATGCCAGCGTTGGTCATTGCTGGAAGGTATGTTGCTCCCGTTGCTGCTGGCGGTGTTGTTGGTATTGTAATTGTGGTTGATGCTGCGTTGTATGCAGAAGTACCAATAAACACTCTAGGACTAGCAATATAGCCTGTTATGCCAAATCCAGAGGTGCTTGCTGTTACATAATTATTTATTCCAATTACTATTGCAGTAGATAAATCTGTAGTCCAAGAAGTAGTGTTTGTTCTTGTACCGTTGAGGTACATAGATGCTGTTCCAGATGTTCTACATATAGCTAAATGTGTCCACTGGTTAAGCCTAACTGAACCGCCATTCATTTCTGGCCCACCAAACCAAAAGCCCCTTGCTCCACCAAGCTCTAAAAATACCGCCCTTCCAGCCCCGTCATTACCAATGATGCAGCCATAAGCCGCCACTGCTGTGGGATAAACCCATGCCTCAAACGAAAAATCGCCAGTACCAATAGTGCCTATGGCAGAGCTTGTTATTAAATTAGCAGTTGTGCCATCAAAGTACCCACTTCCACCTATTACGCTAGTAGAGTATGGTGCTGTTGGTTCAAATGGTGAGAAGCGTTGGACTGAGGAGTTGCCGTCGACTGTAATAGCAAAGTTGTTAGAGCTTGCGTCACGGAAACGATTGGATTGGCAGGTTAAAAGGCTTGTATTAGTAATTGCAGTTAAAGGTGCTGTTGGAACTGTTAATGTAGATGACGCAGCATTATATGGCCCAGAACCTTTAATTATTCTAAAATTGCTTATGTAACCATTCCAATCTCTACTACCACCAGACCAACCACTCAGTCTAAAAGTAGACGTTGCGGTTATATTAAACGAGTTTGTAGTTGTTGCAATCCTTGCACCATCAATGTATGTGCTTAAAGTAGTACCAGTTCTAACTGCAGCAACATGGTGCCAAGCGCCATCATTAAGCCCACTGCCTGCCTCTAATACGGCGTCACTTGACCCATTAAATACTGACAAATAAAGATTAGCTCCAGTAGCACCTAAAGAAAAGTACCAACCATTATTGCCTGTTGGCGAACCATAAACATTGGCAATAGTTTGATAAGCGATAGTTGCAGATGTATTAATCCAACATTCAATTGTAAAATCACCAGTATCAAAATACAGCGATGCATTATTGGGTATAGTTAAAAAATCACCAGCACCATCAAAATAATTACCCCACAATGTTCCATAAGGACTAAAGCTACCTTGTGTTGTATTGCCGTTACGAGTAATCGTAAAGTTATTGGTAGATGAGTCTAGGAAGGTATTGTTTTGTGCGCCATTAGTACCATCACCGTTTAAGAGAAGGGTTACATTCTCAAAGTTAGGGTCAGAAGGTGCTGCGCCTTGGGTAGAAGCCGCAAATAACAGGTCACGAACTGGCATATTAAGCCATCGCCTTTCCAAGTACAAAGGCATACCAGTTTGTACCACCGTCTGTAGTGTAAAAGCCCAATACATCTATGCCTGACGCTGTAAGGGTAGGTGCAGTACCGCCAGCCCAATCAACCCCTGAGAAATAAGTAACTGTGGCTGAACCGCCATTGGTTAACTGTAGGATAAAGCTGTTTACTGTTCCGCTAGATGCCACATTAGATACAGTTAGCGTGGTTGCCCCTGAAATAGTTTTGGTAAAGTAATTACCAGCAGATAAATCAATGTCATTTGCACCCATTGCCACGCGGGTTTCTCTTACACCTGTAACAATCGCGGTAGTAATAGTAGGGCTAGTTGAAAATACTAAATTGGTGCTTGTAGTTCCTGTAGCGCCCGAAGCGGTATAGCCTGTAATGTTGTTAAAAGCAGTAATACCTGCGCTAGAAGCGTTTGTACCGCCGTTTGCTACAGGCAATATGCCTGAAACTTGCGTAGTTAAGCTAACACCGCTTAAGGTACCACCAAGAGTTAAATCGCCTGACGTTGTAACTGCGCCTGTCAAGGTAATGCCGTTAACTGTACCTGTACCACCTACAGAAGTAACTGTACCGCTTCCTTTGCTATTAAAAGTATTCCAATCGGTACTAGTTAAATAACCATTAACAGAAGTAGTAGCCGCAGGCATAGCAATTGTAGGTGTTGTGCCGCCAGAACTAGTTACTGGGCTAGTAGCTCCTACAGAAGTAACATAAGTGCCCGCGGGTTGTTTGCCATTAAAGGTATTCCAATCCGTAGAAGTAAGATAACCATCTACTGTAGTGCTAGCGGCTGCCATGCTAATTGCTGGCGCTGTACCACCACTAGATACGACGGGCGCGGTGCCAGTAACCCCAGTAACAGTGCCGCTACCTTTATTGTTAAAGGTTGTCCAATCGGTAGAACTTAATACACCTCGGTTAGTAGCAGACGCTGTGGGTACGTTTAAAGTAATAACAGGTGTTGTGGTGCTATCAGCAACCGTAGAGCTAAGGTCTGTGCCTGTAGTGCCTAAAGTTAAAGCAGCTACGCTAGTAACTGTACCTGTGCCGCCTACAGCCGCCCAGGTTGGTACACCGCCGGATAAAGTCAATACTTGACCGTTAGAACCAACCGCTAAAAAAGTAGTAGCCCCCGCGCCTGACTGATAAGGTAAAGAACCTGTAGCCCCGCCAGCAATATTAGTAGCGCTTGTAGCATTACCTGAAAACCCGGTTGCTGTAATAACGCCAGCGGTAATCGTTGCGCCTGAGTTTTGAATAATTTTGCCTGTTGTGCCGTTATAAATAGCAATTGCGTTAGCCGTAGCTGAAGTTGGGCCAACTACATCGCCCGTGCCAGCAACAGTAGACCAAATAGGGACGCCAGAACTTAAAGTAAGCACTTGCCCGTTAACGCCAGCGCTTAAAAAAGTAGTCGCGCCAGTTCCAGACTGATACGGCACTGAGCCAGTAGCCCCGCCTGCAAGGTTAGTAGCATTGGTAGCGTTAGTTGCATTAGTTGCGTTAGTTGCGGTGCCTACTGTTAGCCCCGCCGCAGTACCCGTAATGTTAGTACCGACTAAAGTAGACGGTGTTCCAAGATTAGGCGTCACCAACGTAGGACTGGTAGCTAGTACGTTGTTACCTGTACCCGTATTAGTTACGCTAACCAAAGCACCGCTTGAATTAGTTGCTACGGCTGAAGAAGCTGTTAAAGCCCCCGCCGAAATAATAAACTGACCACTTGCGTTTGGAATCGTAATCGTATTAGAACCCGTAGTATTTGGGCCGCTAATGGTGGTTGAGCCGCCTAGCGCCGCTTCAAAGACTAAATTACCCATGATTTTTCCTTACGGGGTGAAAATTATTCAAATGCAATAGTGCATTTAACCGTACCGCCCAGCTCAACGCGCAAACCTTTATTTAAAAACAGTCCATCAAAAAAATTGTAGTTAGTAGATGCTACAGGTGTAAATACACCTAAAACGGTAGGAGCTGTGCCTGATATTGTGTCAGAATCATAAATTGTAATGGTTGGGGTGTTAGACGCAGCGCTTACAAAGATGCCTTTTATTTTACCTGCGGCAGCTTTGACTAAGGTAGTTGATTCAATATATGCGTAATTTGACATAGTTAATCCTGATAGTTTTTAATTAAAACAAAGTTAAAAAATGCGCTAACTGAATTGTTGTTAGCCGTGCCTATTGCGGTTGCACCAAAGCAAAACTTTTCTGGTATTGCAAGTGGGTACGCAAAATCGTACTGAATTGAACCATTATTTAACGTCGATATGGCGGCTACCCGCAAAATACCGTCTGAACCGTGTTGCTTTAAAAAAGCAGTAACCGAAGTAGATCCCGACGCTTGCCCTGCGGTAATTACACCTTCAGTCAAATACGCTGTGTAGCCTGCTGGCACGCAATAGTGTGCTGTAGTGCGTTGGTTGTACCCAACCGCAATAAGATCGTAAAGCGTTGTAGATAATTTTGCGGTTATTTCACCTGCATTTACCCCGCCTGTACCTGCGGTTGCAACATAAAATTGGTTAATGTATAGGTACGCGTTAATTGTTTCAACATCAGTTGTGCCGTCTAAAGTAACAATTTCGCTAACTACCTCGTATTTATTATTTAAACCTTCAATAAATACAGTACGCGCGCCTGTGCCTGCGGCGTCATCGGCGGCGCTAGTAGACACAATATCCAATACTGAAGCTGTAGTGGGGTGCGGAACTGTGCCGCCGTTAGGCCACACTGATTCTTCAGTTTGGTCAAGGTCGTTGTTATACCCAAAAATAGAAAACGCAGTATGCCCTGGCACCAACCCACGGGATACTTGAAGAGCAAAAGCTTCGTTTTTACCATATTGAGTTTGCGAGGCGTAGATGTTCATGCTAAGAACCTTAATTTATACAGCGTAGAAAGGTAAAGCTCAATAATACCGTCAATTAAATTTTGTAAAGGAGCGTCAGCTTTATCACACATATCGTACCTTGCAGCCTCAATTTCAGCAAGCTGTGATTCTAAAAATTCAGTTACATTAGTGGTTTTTTTAGCCGACATTAAACTGATTGGCCCAATTAACCCGTGCCGCCCTTGGTACGCTTCTGCAAACCCGTCGGCTAAATCAATAACTCGGTCGTAAAATTTTTGCAACGCTTTGTGTTTAGAGTAGCTACGGGTGTTAAGGTGAACCGAATGGGTTACGTCCCGTGCTAAAAATAACATTCCTACAAAATCGCACGCTTTCATTGTGATAATCCTTCTGGTGGCATTTGCTCAGGCATCATTTCTGGTTGCATTGGCTGTTGCTCTTGCATATCCATAGCCGTATCACGTTGCATTTCATTTACAAGATCGCCGTTAGTCATCATTCCATGTACAGTACCAAGCACAATCTCTTGAATTTGTTCTGGCGACATAGCGGCAGCCAAAGCTACAGCGCGTTTAGTTTCAGCGTCGTACAACTTAATTTGAGCTTCAAAATCTTTACGCTCCAAATCCTGCATTTCTATGGATTTACCCACATTTTGCAACATTTGGTGCATTTGTTCCATTTCTTGACCCATAGCTTGAATCTGCTGTTGTGCAGCCTGCAACGCTGGATCTTCGTCTGTGTCAGCCATCAGTTTAGGATCAATTGTCTTAGCCAACCGTTTAGCCATCTCTTGAGCGCCAGGCCAATCCATGTTTTTAACAAACAAATCGCCAGCCACAGACCACAATTGAGGATTGCCTTGAAGAATTTGAGCCATTGCTTCTAATGCTTCTTGGCGTTTAGTCATGTAGCCAGGGCCTGTAGTAGCCACTACGTCGTAAGTGCCGACGCTAGGGTTATATACCTTTTCGATCACAATACCCTGCTGGTCAACAATTTTCTTAACTGGCTCGGCTTGATCGGGGTTAATTTTAACCATAGACACTTCGCCATCAATACCAACAATACGCGCAATTCGTTCTGTGTCGTAAATTTTTGGGATTAAGTCAATTAACTGACGGGTTGCAAACCGAATTGCTTTGGTAAGGTTGTCGCCGTAGTGGAATGTACCCACATCGCCTTGACGTTCCCGTGCAAGAATAGCTTTCCCCGAGCGTTCGTTGCTTGTGGCTCCTAAGCTCGAGTCATACTGTCCAGTTGTGGACTTGATATCGTCACTTGCGCCCATTTTGGCTTGGATAAGCCCTGTTTGTGCTAATGGGGGTGGGGCGCGTTGCGGTAATGGCAAAGTAGCACCCATGCCATCGGTTACATCTGGATTAACTTCTAAATAAGGCCAATTGGTTGTGTTAGCAGTCTTCCATTGTTGTTCGTAACCTTCAAATTGACCGCCATAACCGATAAATGGTGCTTTTGGTGCCAACGCAAGCATTTCTGCTTCTTGTGACACCCAGTAGTTGTACATACGTTGCGCGTCTTTGGCATTTCTTACCAATCCTGACACAAAAATACGTCCATCTACTTCAAATTCGTTACCTACAACACGAATTACAGGTATGTACTTACCTGCCCATTCTTGTTCTTGCAGAATTTCGTAGCCATTGGTCTTCATCCAAATGACTTTTTTAACGTCAACCGTGCGTGACTTCAGGGGTTTTAGCCCCATTTCCTTCATATTTTTATCTTCAGGGCTGCCGTCGTAAAACGACTGGTTGCCTGGGTACAAGTTCAGCTTGGTCGGTGTGTGTTTGTAGTAAAAATACTCAACAATACGGATAGTATCTTCATTTAGCCATTGGGATAGGGAATCATCACCTACGCCTTGGGACAGCATAGAGCTAATGGGCGCGGCGTCAGGGTATTGACGCTCGTATTCTGCTTTTTCTAGGTCTTGGCTAATAAAACAATACTCGGCATCGCAACCCGCAGGGTCTTGGATCATTGGATCCATGTATACGCTAAACGCGTTACGGATGCGGCCTAAACGGATGTCTTGGTCAAACGAGTCATCGTTGCAATACTCGGTCAAAATGCGAAAGTAACCTTCGCCGTACGTTACTTGGTTCTCGCAGGCGGTGTCGTACACCACATCGGAGTCAGACATATACTCAATGTGACGAACCATACCTTCAAAAATCTCAGCTACCTCGATGTCGCCTTTGTCGTCCGCAGGGATAACTTTTCCAGAGGGTCGATTTTGACGCTGTTCGTTTGTTACTTGACGGACGTGCTGCGGCAACTTGTTGATCGTAAGGCAAGGGCGTGCGTTGATAGTCTGCCCCTGAACCGAACCGCGCGTTGCCAATACGTCAGCAGGCCACTGCCACTGGTTGTCAGGGCTGCCTGCCATAAAGCGCAAGTCATCTAACTCATCTTCACGGGACTCACTGTACGCAGACATAGCCATCGTAAACCGATGGCGCATGGTCGCTAAAACATCCCGTGGATCGTCTTTGTTTTTACCACCGTTGGCTACAACGCCAACAATGTTCATCGAGGTTTGGTCATACGCCATTTAGTATTCCAATCACATCAGGCTCACGCATCATAAGCAGTTCCTCGCCATCGACTGTAACCTTTTGCCCGGAATATTCACCGAAAAGCACATGGTCGCCTTCTTTGACGTTCATAGGTTCAATATGCCCTTTTGGGCTTTTCTTACCTTCACCAATTGCCACAATGATACCGCTAAATAATTTACTTTGGGGTAAAACTATTAAATCAGATAACTTTTCTATGTCTTGACGAATTAAAACACAATTACTTAGAGGTTTTAGACTCATTTTTTGCTCTTACCTTTACTTGAGGCTTCACGTTTGACCGAATAGGCGATGGCAACCGCTTGCTTGACGGGCTTGCCACTTTTGATTTCGGCTTTGACGTTTTGACGGAAGGCGTCTTTACTGGTGGACTTTTTAAGAGGCATGGTGGCTCCTGTGGTTGAATTTTTTGATAGCCTAACAACTGCATTAGCTTTTTAAACATATCACTTACCTTTTTTGGCTGTCTTAGCCGACTGCTTAAAATCTTTAGCCGTTGGCGCGCCTGCGCTGCCAGGCTTTCGCATCTTTTCGCCAGATCCAGCAGCGATGCGTTTTTGTTTAGCGTGAATATTTGCGTATAAGCCCGGTTTAGTTGCCATTATGACCCCATCCATGAGTTAAAGGCTGCGCCTTGTGATTGATACGTTTGTTTGCGGATTGTACCTTTACTTTGCCGATGTGCAACAGGAAACGCAAAGGTCAGGGCGATGGCGTCGGCTGCATCCGGCGACGCTAGCCCCCGTGCTTTCATGTCTTTCTTGCTTTCCAAGAAAATTGCCCCCTTGCTGTCGGGCTTCATCAGGGGGCTGATAAAGTCACTCTTGAGGTAGCGGTCGTTCGGTACGCTAGCGTCTTTGAGCCAGTTCTTCATGTCGCCCCACATCTCAGCCCGTTTGTTGCCATACATCATAGCGTTTTTGGCGCGGTTGGCAAAGTTGACGCCCCTGATTTTGTACCGCTGCTCCTTAAGCCGATCCACGACGCCAGCGCCAAGGCCGCCCTCGTCGATGTTGACCAGCGCTGGCTGGTACTGCTCAATAGCCTCAATGATGCGCCCGACCGTTTCCATCGTGTCGTCGCCCTTGTGCCGTTTGATGTCGATGATGTCCCGCCCTTGACGCACTGCAATAACGGTGCTGTCTGACCCAAACCGCGCAGGGTCAACCCCAATGATGATGGGCGCGGTGTCGTCCTTGTAGCGTTCCCGCCGCATGGACTCGTCCACCAACCCCGCGCCAATAAATTGATCGTCCGATGCGTTGGGAAATTGACCATAAACCTCAACGTAGGCTTGGCTAGAGTCCGAGCCGTATTCGTCAATAATCTGCTCGTACACCTGTTTGTCGGTACCCTCGACTTGCCGGGAGTCAATGTTGCGCGTTTGCCAAAAGTCCCGTTTGGAGTGAAACGCCTCGTAGAAGTAGCCGCTGTTGCGCCGTGGGTTAGAGAACGCAAACCAAAAACGGTTGGGCGTGTTCTCCGTAAAGAACCCGCTTGTCACCGCCCAGATCGAGTCGTCAATACCCGACGCCTCGTCAAAGATGACCATTACCCCGTCGTAGTTGTGTACCCCCGCAAACGCGTCAGGATTCTCAGCCGACCACAGCCGCCCTTCCACACCCCAGTAGCGTGTGCCTTTCTTGAGGTCGCGCTCGACCAGTTCGGTCAGCCATTTGGCTGGCATGACGCGGGTGGCTGACACTTCAAACCAATGGCTGTTGACCGACATACTGAGCCATTTAGTGATCTCGGCCCAAGTAACCGACCGTAGCTGCGTTTCGCTGTTAGCCGACACGATGATGGACGCGCCAATCCGGGTGGTCAGCATCCAATGCTCTAGCCAGCTAACCAAAGCCGACTTGCCAATACCGCGGCCTGAGGCCACCGCTTCGCGCAATACGTCAAAGTCAACCTTGCCCTGGTTCGCTTTGATGTGCTGGGCGATGTCTAGCAAGATGTCCCGTTGCCATTTGCGTGGGCCGCTGAAGTTCTCTAGCGGCGTGCCTTTTTGCCCCCACGGGTAGCAAAACATCACAAACGCCAGCGGGTTGTCCTTAATGACAGGACTCCATAGCCGCGCCATTAGTTCTTGTTCATCTTGCGCGCTGTAGACGGTGGTTTGCATTAGGCTGCTTTTTGTTCCTGTTTAGAGGGTAGTTCTTTAAATTCTACGGTTTCGCTTGGGTTGTTTTCCAAAGCGTCGATAACTCTTGATTGCGCTTGTTCAAGCGCTGCCGTGATAGATATTCGTTGTTCAACGTCGATTGAAAGCTGTTGCTTGGCAACCCATCCGTGGACGTTTTGCAAGATGGCGAGGGTGGCTTTTGCGTCACCAGCTTCGGCAGCT